GGCGTTGCTGGCCGGCATCGTTTGGGTCACGCGCCTGGTGTGGACCACGAACGCGCTCCCCGATCTTTCCGGCCTGACCTTCTTCATCACCAGCCTTTACCTCGTAGGTAAAGGCGTGGGCACGGTACAGGCGATCTTCGGGAAGGAAGGCAAGGTGACGGCAGGAGAACAGAAGCCAGAATGACTTTCAACTTTCAACTTTCGACTCTCGACTTTCTCAAACGCCACTGGCTAACCCTGGTCGTCGTCCTGGCGCTGTTGATAAGCGCCTGGTGGGGACTTTCGGCCTGGAACCGGGCCCGCGCGCTGCGCCTGGCCACAGAGACTGGGGCCCTGCAATCCGAAATCTCGAATCTGAAATTGCAAGCGGCGGCAGCAGAGAAGCGCGCCATAACAGCCGAGGACCGAGCGCAGCAGTTGGGGGCGGAACTGGAGAAGTCGGCGGTCCGCGGTCGGCAGTTGGCAGCGGAACTGGAAAAACTGAAAACAAAAGAGGGAAACGAACAGGCGCGGATCGCGGCCCTGCCAACCGACCAATTGGGAATCGAATTGCAACAAACCATCAAAACTGCTGGGATCCTTCGCTTCGCTCAGGATGACAGTGAAGGGGCGCGGCGGGTGCTGGAAATCATCGGCGACCGCGATAGTTGCCGCGAACAGTCGGGATTGAAAGACCAGCAATTCGCCAACTGCCGCGAGTCCTTGGAGGATTATGCAGCGGTGGGCGAACAGCAGGCGAAGCAGATTGGCGATCTCAAGCAGGCGCTTGACCTGAGCAAGCGCGCCTTCGACAAACGCGACGACCTAGCCAAGGTCCAGGTGAAGGGGGCCAAAGGTTCCTGGCTGGGACGCACCTGGGAAAAGATCGACGGGCCAGTGATGCTTACCGTCGGCGTCCTGATTGGCGCGGCTGCGACGAGGTGAAGAAAACAGACGATCTATGGACGAACGCTGCGAATTCGAGAGGGCGTGCGTATTTCCCGGTCCTCTATGCCTTCAACACTTTCGGATGCTGACGGAACCAGAAATCTTCGCCTGGTATTCACCGACCAAGCAGATCGAGGATTTCTTTGTTAGAGAGTTCGCCAGAGATGAGGATCCCTTTGAACGCACCGCGCTCCTGCCGATCTACGGCAAGCGGGTTATAGGCGGGAAATACAAACCAACCGGTTAAGGGCCGCGAGGTGAAGAAAACATGGGCGTGCTGGAAAAGCTCTTGATGGAAGCCAGCCCGGCGCTGGCTCTGGTGGTTTGTTTGTCAGTCGTGACTTACAAACTAGGCGCGCTGTGGATTACGAAATACTTCGACAAGGTCGTCCCCGTGCAAGAACGCGGCATCTCGGCCTTGGAAAAGTTGGCGGAGACTGGGACCCGCCTGGCGGATACCAGCAGCCATGCGGTGGACTTGATCATGGAAGACCAAAAGATTCTTTTTGCCAGCCTGCGCGGGATGGGTTGGGAATTGAATCGGTTGAGGCGGCCCGATGTCAGCAGCCAAGAGCAGTGAACGTCAACATCACGATTTCGTGCGTGAGGCGATCCTGAAGGTTTTCCTCGTCTCCCGCCAGGTAGTGGAAGCCTCGTTCCGCGAGTTGTTGCTCCAGCTCGATGCAGATGGCTGCCCCGTGCTGCCGGAATCGCTGGAATCCTATCTGGAAGATATGCGCGATCGCGGTTGGTTGGATTTCACCACGCGACGCACCGAGAAGAAGCTCCGCGAGATCACTCGCGTGCGTATTCTGCCCAAAGGCCGCGATGTCTTTGACGGCGTGGTGCTCGATCCCGGGTTGCCGCAGCCCAGGTAAAGGCAGGTTACAGGTGACAGGTGACAGGTGACAGACAGACCCAAGCGCACGGCGCGACGCACGAAAGTCGAGACCTTGCCGGAGGAAGAACGGCTCTTCCTGCGTGCCTGCTACGACGGGGGGATGAAAGGACTGACGGCGGTCGATGCCTACGAGAAGAAGTTCAAGAAGACCCTGACGCTTTCTGCATTCTATTCTTGGATCGCCCGACGGGTCCTGCCGGACAAAATCGAAGCCGAGAAGGCCATCGCCGCTGCGGCAGAATTTGCTCGCTTAAGGAAGGAGCATCCGGACATCCCGGAGGACGTGCTGTTGCGGGGGTTCCTACGGCAACGCCTAGCCTCCGAAGAATTCCGCCAGAGCGCGGTAAGTCCCGAAGTGGTGATTCGCGGCGAACTCGAAGTCCGCAAACGGGACATCGAAGAGCGGCGAGTGAAGGCGGTCGAGCAAAACAATCGAATCAACCGGGAGCGCCTCGAGCTCGAGAAGCAGAAACTATCCTTGCTACGCGAGAAAGTGCGGGGATTGCGCGAAGACGTAGGCAAGAAGAAGCTGAGCGGAGAGGAATTGCAGCGCCGTCTGGATGATTTGTATGGCATTACGGAAGCCAAAAACTGAATTCCAACCGAGTGGGGAAAAAGGCCCGCGCATCAGGCTTTACCCCTACCAGGAGGCCTGGATTGCGGACGAAACCCGGTTCAAATTCTGGGTGGCTTCGCGGCAGATTGGCAAAGATTTCTGCGCTACCCTGCGGCAGGTGCGTAAGCGTATGAAGGGCGGAGGACTGACGGTGTGGATTGCCGCCAGCGATCGGCAATCGCTCGAAGCGATGGAGAAAGTCCGGATGCACCTGGATGCCCTGCGCGCTAAGTTCGACTACGAGGAGATCGAATTCCCCAAGTATGAGGAGAAGGCGCGTCAAGTGACTTTCAGCCACAATGGCGGGCGCATCCTGGCCCTGCCGGCCAACCCCGATACGATTCGTGGCTACGCCGGCGATGTGGTGTTGAATGAATTCGCTTTCCATCGTGACCCCGTCAAGATCTGGCGGGCGGCGCTGGCGATCGTTTCGCGGGGATTCCAGCTCGAGGTGATCTCGACCCCGAATGGCCAACAGGGAAAATATTGGGAGCTCGCCCGTAAATTGGGCGTGCCGGCGATCGGCGGGTCAGCCAAAGGCGGCTGGCAATCTGACGTATGGTCGGTGCATTGGGTGGACATCCACTCCGCCGTGGCGCAAGGGTGCCCGCTCGATATCAAGGCATTGCGCGCGGCCGCGGATGATGAGGACACCTGGCTCCAAGAAGAAGAATGTGTCTTCCTGGCCGATGCGGAAAACTATATCCCACTCGAACTGATCGTCGCCTCGGAGCATACGGAAGCTTCAATCGACCTGCCGCGGGGATTTCTCGAAGCCCCGCACGGCGAACTCTATCTCGGGATGGATATTGGCCGGAAGAAAGACCGGAGCGATATCTGGCTGCGGGAGAAGATCGGCGACGTTTTCTGGACGCGGATGGTATTGGGGATGGAGCGCACGCCGTTCAACATCCAGCGCCAGCAACTTTTCGAGGTCTTGCCCTACGTTCGCCGCGCCTGCATCGATGCCACCGGGATCGGCGCGCAACTGGCGGAAGAGGCGGTGCAGAAGTTCGGCTCGAAGATTGAGGCAGTGGTCTTCAATCTGGAAAACAAGGAACGCATGGCGACGGGCTTGAAGGGTAGCCTCGAGAACCGCAAAGAACGCATTCCTGCCTCGGCCGGCATTCGCCGGGCGTTCAATGCGGTAAAGCGCTACAGCGCGCCTACCGGGCATTTCCGCTTCGATGCCGAACGCACCGACGCCGGGCACGCCGATGAATTCTGGGCGGCGGCGCTTTCGACTGCCGCGTCCACAGGCGCTGCGCCGCTAAGCACGGAGCACTTAGTGAGCCAGGAAGTATGCGCCGCGGCTCGCCTGGGAGATTTTGGCGGAGCGTTCCGCCCTGGTGCTCAGAGGCAGTTGGCGGGATTTTAAAGAGGGGAAGTGGGAAGTAGGAAGCAGGAAATAGGGAAGAACGAAACGCCGTGAAAAGGAAACGACAATTCGCGGAGCCCCTGCCGGCCAACCCGGTGACGGGCGAGATGATGAATGCCAAAGTCCTCGCCGACCGCAGCCAGCAGCTCAACCTCGCCCCCTTCTCGGGCGCCGTCAATCCCTCGACCGTTTGGGATCAGATGATGCGGGACGATCCTGGGGTGTTCGCCTACTACCGCGACCTCGAAGAGAAAGACGATCAGATCGCCCAATGCCTCGAAACGCGCAAGAACGGCGTACTCTCGCGCGAACGCCAACTGGTGGCGGCATCGAAAGATGCTGCCGACCAGAAGGTGATGGAGTTTGTGAAGGAAGTCCTGGCCGGCATTCCGAACTTCGATAATATCCTGGCGGAACTGCTCGATGCCCCGGCGTTCGGGCTGACGGTTGCCGAAACCATCTGGCAGGAGGACGGCGCGCGGATTTACGTCGAAGATCTCAAACCTCGGGCCCCGGAATGGTTTCTTTTCAACCCCATAATCCAGATGCAGAACGGCCCACTGCGACTCAAGAAAAACATCTGGGACCAGGACGGCGAAATCGTTCCCGAGCATAAGTTCGTGGTGTGGTCGTTCCGCCCGCGTTACGGCAATCGCCGCGGGCGGCCGCTCTTGCGCCGCCTCTTCTGGCCGTCCTGGATTAAGCGTAATGCGCTCCGGCTGTGGCTAAGATACGCCGAAAAGGGCCCGGGAACCATTGGCGTGAAATACCGTACGGGCGGTGGCGAGGAAGAGCAAAAGCAGGCGCTTAAGGCGGCGGAAGACATCTCCGCGACCACCGCGGTAGCCTTCCCGGAAGGATTCACCATCGAGGAATCGCTGCTGAGAGCGGCGCGTGCGGTGCCTTCGGAGATTTTCCGCGCCCTGTTGAAAGAATACGCCGACGCGGCTATCGCCAAGATCATCTTGGGGCAAACGCTTACCAGCGCCGGCAGCGAGGGCGGGTTTGGCTCGCGCGCCCTGGGCCAGGTCCACCAGGATGTCCGTCTGGAAATCGTGCGCGCCGATGCCGGGGCCCTGATGACGGCCATCAACGATCAGCTCATACGTCCGCTGGTGACTTTCAATTTCGGCCCGGACACCCCGGCGCCCAAATGGACGGTTACGGTTGAGGAGCCTGAAGATCTTGATTTGCACGCCAAGCGTGACCAAATCCTCCAGCAGATGGGCACTCCGATCCCCAAGAAGTACGCGCTTTCAACCTATGGTATCCCAGAACTCGAAGAGGGCGATGAGGCACTTGAACCCCGACAAGTCGGGGTTGCGGGACTCGGGAGTCGGGACTCGGGGCCCGGGGGTTTCTCCGAGGCCGGGGACAGTGAGAAAGACCTGGCGAAACTCGAGAAGGGCGCGATCGCCGGAGCGCTGAATGCTTACGCGGCCCTGATCAAGCGGGCGGTCGAGGAAGCGGCGAAAGAAATGTGAAGGGTGAAGCGTGAAGTTTGAAAGAAAGAAAATCCGGTTGCGGCTCGACACCAGCGAACTCGTTGACCGGCTGACGGAGGTCATGGTGGCCGCGGACATCCTGGGGCGCGTGCGGGTGCTGATGGAAGCGGCGCGCAAGGGCGCCCAGGTAAATCCCATGGGGCGGCTCGCGGCGGCGGTCTTTGGGGAAAAAGAAAAATCAAAAATCAAAAATCAAAAACCCGGTCCTTCGGGGCCCCGGAGCGCGCGATTCTCCGAGACGTTGGGTTACGAATCGGTGACCCCAGAGGAGGCGACTGACTTTATCAGGTCCCTGACCTCCTTCACCCGACAGGCCGCCAAGCGTCTGGCGCCGCAATATCGTCAGGCGGCGTTCACCGTGGCCCACGTCGAGGAGATCGCGCTGCTCGACCGCGCGAAGGAACTGCTGACCCAGGCGCTCGAAGAGGGTTGGACGAAGCAGGAATTCATCGACCGCCTCAATGAGAGTTTTGATTCTGCCGGGATCAGTCGGCTGAATTCCTACCATGCTGAATTGGTGTTTCAGCAGAACATGACGACCGCCTACTCGAACGGCCGTTACCAGCAGATGCATGATTCGGAGGTCCTGCGGGCGTTGCCTTTCTGGCGCTATCGGACGATGGAAGACGAGCGCGTGCGCCGGAACCATCGGGCTCTGGATGGCTTTGTGGCGCGCGCCGATGATGCGGTGTGGAGCTATATCTATCCACCGAATGGCTTTAATTGCCGCTGCATGGTCGAGGCCCTACTGCGCTCGGAAGGTGAAGCGGCACTCGGCGCCAGGCTTAACGTGCCGGGGTCGGAGCGCCTGCCCGCCGGCGGCGGCCCGGATGCAGGATTCGAGTCGAAGCCGGGGATGAGTTTAAGGCAGTTGGCGACTGGGGAACCACTCTGATGGTTGAGGCGATTTAGCATGAGCCTGTCGATCACGAATGCGGTGCGAATCAATCCGGCGCCGTGCCAGCATTTTCGCGTGACGATTGACGAAGATGGCGTGGCGCGGACGGTGAACATCTCGCTCGACGAACTCCGGCGAGCATTTGACAGTTTCGAGTACGGCCCGAAAGCCGCGTTAGTCTTGGCCTGGGCGCGGTATCGGCTGAGCCAGGGAGCGACCTTGGCGAGTTTGCTGAATCAGGTGATTGCCTGATGGCCTGGATTAATTACGATGGGCTTTGGGTTCCACGGCTACCCGCCGCGAGTTTCATCAGCGGCGGCACGGTATACGGGAGCATTCTGCTCGATGCTGCCACCGAGAAGGCAGCGTTTATCTTCCCTATCTCCAAGGCCGGAGACCTGCACAGCGTCGGATTTCGATTTGGCACTGTGACGCAAGCTCCTGTCAATGGGCTCAAGGTGAGTTTCCAGGATGTAGATGCTACGGGTGCGCCTGACGGCACTATAGACCAGTACCGAATTGTAACGTCTGGCATCGTCTCAAACGCCTGGCTCGATGTTGGCAGCACCGGGCCGATGACCACTGATGGCACGGATGGCGGAGTAAAGCGCACTGTGGCCCGCATGGATTATCTGGCTATGGTGGTCGAGTTTGCCAACTTCAGCGCTGGGGACAGTCTCAACATTTCTGCCATTGTTACCCCTGGGTCTGGCACGGGTGATTTAACCTCGAATTGCTATGGCGCACAGTACACGGCCAGTTGGGTAAGAAACGGTTTTTGGCTGCCCTGCATGGCGCTCAAATATTCGGATGGTTCGTACCCATTCCATCCAGGGCTGTTTCCCTTTAAGGCCCTGGATACAGCGACGAATTACTCAAACACGACAACCCTCCGCGAACGCGCCCTTTATTTCAAGTTGCCCTTTCCAGCGAAAGCGGAACACGGCTGGGTGGCTACATCAGTGACAGCAACAAGGGATATGATCCTCTACGAAGGGACCACCCAAATCGCTGCTTGTAGTATGCCAGCCCTCAGTGCCGCCCCACGAGCTGCTGCCTATTTTACTTTTGCATCCCAGGAGGCACTCACCCTGAACACCGTCTATCGCCTTTCTTTGAAGCCCACCAGCGCGGGTTATATTCAGGCAGTGGTGGCGGAAGTTCAGGATGCCGCAATGCTTGGACATCTCGAAGGTGGTACAGATTTCTATCTTTCCGAAAGGGACAACACAGGCGCCTGGACTGAAACAACTACCAAACGTCCGATGATTGGAATTGGCTTGTCCGCCTTTGATGATGGCGCGGGCGGTGCGGGCGGTTTGCTGGTGCATCCCGGCATGAGTGGAGGGATGAGAGGCTGACGTGAAGCTAGCTATCAAAAAAGGCACAACCTCGAAGCGCGTGATGGTGTTTATCCAGGACTCCGCCTCAACCACCGGCGCGGGTAAGACCGGACTGACCAGCGCCAGCGTGACTTGCTACTACTGCCGAGAAGATGACGGGGATGTCGGGGGCACGGCTGTCTCCCTGGTTGCTGCCACACGCGGGACGTGGACTTCTGGTGGATTTGTTGAAAAGGATGGTACTAATCAACCGGGGTTCTATGAACTTGGATTACCAGATGCAGCGTTGGCTGCAGGCGCAGGTTGGGTCAACTTTCACATCAAAGGCACTGGGATTGCTCCGCTCCCAATTGAAATTCAGCTTACCGATAACACCACCAAAGACGTTTACGATCGCATCGGAGCGCCTGCTGGAGCGAGTCTGGCCGCCGATATTGCGGCTGTTGAAGCACAGACAGACGACATCGGCGTGGCAGGAGCAGGGCTGACGGCGCTAGGTGATACTCGTTTGGGCAATCTCGATGCAGCGGTGAGCACGCGAGCGCCCGAAGCGGCTGGGAACGTGGCCGCTATCAAGGCGAAAACCGACCAACTCACTTTCACCCTCGCCAACAAGGTTGACAGTTCGATTCAGGCCGCGGGGGATTTCGCTCAGGCTGCTGCCGATAAGGTTTGGGCAACCACGGCACGCACTCTGACTTCCTTCGGAACCTTGGTGGCCGACATCTGGGCATATTCCACCCGCACTCTTTCGGCGTTCTCGACCGCGCTGGCTCTGTCTGTTTGGGACGTCCTCGAATCCGCCATCGTAACCGCTTCCAGCATCGGCCTGAAGTTGAAGACCAACCTCGATGCCACCGTCTCCAGCCGATCCACCTTCGCGGGTGGCGCGGTGGCCAGCGTCACCGCCGATGTGGGAATCACTCAGGCGGGTGCCGATAAGGTTTGGGGCAGCGCGGCGCGAACCCTAACGAGTTTCGGGACGCTGGTGGCCGACATTTGGGCATATTCCACGCGCACTCTTTCGGCCTTTTCGACTGCCTTGGCCGTCTCGGTTTGGGATGTGCTCGAATCCGCCATCATCACGGCTTCCAGCATCGGCCTGAAATTGAAAACGAATCTCGATGCGGCAATCACTACGCGGTCTTCACATTCCGCCGCCGATGTCTGGGCGGTCGGCGCGCGCACTTTGACGAGTTTCGGCACGCTGGTCGCCGACATCTGGGCCTATGCCACGCGCTCGCTTACGGACAAGGCTGGATTCTATCTGGCCGCCGGGCAGTTAGCGGTGAAGAAGAACGCGGCACTGGAGAACTTCCAATTCCTGATGGTTGATTCCACCGACCACATCACTCCCAAGACCGGATTGACGGTGACGGCTGAGCGTTTGATTGATGATGGGGTGTTCGGCGCTTGCGGGAATGCCGTGGTGGAGGTCGCCAGCGGAATCTACAAGATTAACCTGGCGGCCACGGATTTGAACGGCAACGTGATCACTCTGAAGTTCACGGCCGCCGGGGCAGACGCACGCTTTGTAACGTTGGTGACGCAAGCATGATCCTGAGCTGGAGCAGCGGCTTGGCTCGGCCGGCGCTGGCCCCCTGGGTCGGGTTGGGATACCTGGATAATTGGATCGCGGTGCTCGCAGGACCCGCGCCACCGTCGTTTCACGTCTTGCCGGAGCACGCCTTCACCATTCGCCGGCATATGCGGGATTTCAGCGCCGGCCATGAGACTGATTTTACGAAGGCGCGCACGCGGCGCGATTTCAAGGTGAACTGATGTTGCAGCCACCAATCGTCAAGCAACCATGGGAAGAATACGATTGTTCGGTTGATCTTGCTGCAGACCTGGCGGTCGGAGAGACTTTGGTGCTCGATGCGGTCACCGCAATCAATGTTGCTACCGGCGCTGATTCGACGGCGGCCGTTATTGCCACCTCTCCCGCGCCGCAGATTTCCGGCACGAAAGTCCTCTGGCGGACGAAAGATGGCGCAGACACCGAGCAGCATAAGATCACTGGTAGGGCACACACCTCCCTCGGGCAAAAACTTGAGTTCGATGTCTTGCTCTACATCGTGGAGGAATAGTAATGCCGTTTGCGGGATATGAAAACTTCGACGCTTGCGTGCTCGACCAAGTGAAGAAGGGGCACGATTCGGAAAGCGCGCGGAAGATTTGCGGCGAACTCCAGGCGGAAGCAGAGGGAGAAAACAGAAGTCAGAAGTCAGAAGTCAGGAGTCAGCTGATGGCGGAAAAAGACAAAGACGATAGCGCGCGGATGTATTTGATTGTCGATGAGAATGGTGAAGGCCACCTCAAAGTGAGGAATTCGCCCGACGGGCCACTCGACCACGGCCTGATGGGCGCGGCACATGCGGCGTTGATGAGTCCCCAGGGGTTTCGCGGCAGCCGCTATGAGGGGCCCGACAAGCAGAAGGCCATCGCCAAACTCAAGAGCCTTTACGCCGAAGCGAAACTCGAGTGGCCGGAGAAAGAGATGGGCGAACTCGATGGCAAATGGATTGAGGTTTTCCGCGGCGGCGATTACGGTGATAAGGGCAACTATTCCCGCGCCGACCTTGAGGCTGTGGCGCGCAATTACGATGCCGATGTACACGAGGCCCCCATCTGTGTCGGACACCCCGAGACCAACGCACCAGCCTACGGCTGGGTCCAGGAACTCGCCGTCTTTGCGGAGCGCGCCCCGGTCCTCATGGCGAAGTTACGCCAAGTCGACCCGGCCTTTGAGGCCCTAGTCAAGGCGG